TACTAATTTTGCTTCTACAGTTCGTAATAGTATTAGTGTAACTGATAGTGGTGATGGTAGTTTAAGTTATTCTTCTGCTAACGGTGTGATTACTTACACAGGTCCTAGTGCTACAGAAGTTAGAGCACATTTTAGTTCAGGTAACGGAGTAACTATTACATCCGGACAAATAAGTATTGGACAAGATGTAGCAAACACCGCTAACGTAGAATTTGATGGCATCACTGGTTCGAGCTTAACATTAACTGGATCCGCAACTAATGGAGTATTATATGCTTCTGGAAACGTTGTGTCATCTGAAAGTGACTTTACCTATAACACAAATAATAATACTTTAAATGTAGGTGTATTAGTCACCACTGGTGCAATCGAAGTTGGTTCATTATTTAAGTCAGCTATTACTACACAAACCGGTAGTAGTACAGGGACTCCGGGACAGATTTGCTGGGATGCAGATTACATATACGTGTGTACATCTACAAACGTATGGAAGCGTGTTGCGTTATCTACATTCTAAGATAAATACATTGTTCAATTAACTTATGCTGTACGTCCACAGCGTAGGCCCTAGAACGGTCATTACATAAAGGAAAAACAAATGGCACGCAGTTTAAATCAAAAATATTTCGGTAACCGTAACATCGGTACTACAGGCGCCGGCGATGATAACATCGGTGGTCAAGGTGTTGCTAGCATTACATTAGGTGGTGTAAATAACAGTTCAGGATATGCACTTAACGATCCAATTGAGATTAGTGCTCCTAATCTACCAGGTGGTGTACAAGCTACTGCTAAAGTCGCTACACTTGGCGCAGGTAACAGCATCGCAACCATTGAAGTTACAGAAAAGGGTTCTGGATATACATCAGTTCCTACAGTTACAGAAAGCGTAGGCGGTGTACAAGGTACATTAACATTTACAGCGGTATTAACTACTGACAGCGGTGCAGTTAGTTCAAGTACTAATCAAGAAAATGCTATTACACCTTTTGCAAAAACTACATCAGGTGGTACAAGCAAAATTGCAGACATCATCCGTCAAGTTGGTGCTCGCCGCTTCAAGGTTAAAACAGCAGACGGCACATCAATTTGTGCATTAAAAGATAGCGCAGTATCAGCAGTTGGCGAAATGACTATTACTGCTACTGATAGTGCAGGTGGTACATATTTCGTAACAAAAATTACTTCACGTAAAATTACTATTACGCAGGGTACAGGAACTCAATTTGCTACTGGTGCATCTGTGCCATGGTCATTTGCCGCACCGACACTAAATCAAACTCTAAGAGTTGCAAACGCTTAATACGTTACTGCAATAAACAAAAAAGCCGCTTAAGCGGCTTTTTTTATGAGTTTCTTTAATTTCTCTTGTACAACATCAAAGTTTACTGTATTAAATAAACCAGGATGCATCGGCTTGGGGTAATGTTCATAGTCAGTCCATGCATAACCACAATGTTCTTCATTAAGTACAGGTACAAATTCATTGTCAACTTTGCAAAAGAAAGTGTGATAAGTGAAAGTATTGTTTATGAATTTTTGTATAGGAACAAGTTTAGCATTTTTTGGAAAGTATGAAATTTCTTCCATACACTCTCTTTCAACACCTTCAAATAGTGTTTCATTTGTTTCTATCTTGCCACCGGGTATACCCCAGTTACCTGGGTTCTTATTGTCGTTGCGAAGTAAGTATAAGAATCTTTTAGTATCACTTGCGTAGAAAAAGATACCGGCTGCTATATTGTCTTTCATACTATGATTTATCACAGTATTAGATGACGATAGAATAATCCCCTTGGTCGTACCAACCTTCAAAAGATTTTACCCATACACCCTCTGTGTATCTATATTGAATTTGACTAGTTAGATTAGTAACATACTGAGTTGTTGTTATAGTACTACTATCGAAACTAACACTCCACGAAGTAGTGTTACTAGAATATTGAATGATATCGTTAGCTTTGGCATTTACTGTTCCCCATGCATCAGATGATTCTGGTATATCTTCTACAATCAAATAACGTTGTCCATTGGCAGCGGCTGGTAAGCCATGACCCGGCCCTTTAGTTTGCGGATTGATAACACTGTTAACTGGGTTTAGTGTATTCTGCGGTAGTGTATCAGGGTCGATATCAAATATCAATAGCCTATCGTCTAATGGATTGAATGTAATTGTACCAACAATCTCAGTATCCATATATGGATTTTGTAACCAAATCTGACTTACACCCGGCTTTACTGTACCATACATCCCTAACACAGGTGTCCAATAAACTTCTGTATCTGGATTTATAGGTACATCAGTTGAACTATTACTAGGGGAAAATATATGCGTTGCTGGTAATATCTGCAATGAATTACCAATCAATAACAATTTATATCCGTATGGTGTAATCTTCTGTCTAGTACCTAGTAATAACTGGTCATCTTGCATATCAGTTAATGCGTTGCCTTGGAAGATACTTGCAATGATTTTGTGAATGATTCCCAATTTTCTAATTTTTGCTGGTCCACTGATCCATATAGGCATGTAGAATTTCCAACTCATTATATCAATTGGATTCCCACTTCCTTGTGGTACAACCCTACTACTAAAAGTAAGACCATCTTGGTATACTACACTCAAACTACCCCAGTCAATAAAGTTATCAGTAGATTGAATCTCTAATGAAGGATTAAACAATACACCTATTTGTTCTAACAGTTCTAGTTTTTGTTGATAATTGGTAGTCCAAAAATCTACAGTAATACGCAAAGTGTATGGCACGGGCATGACACGTTCAACAGTAAATGCTTGTGCCTGAGTTGGTTCATATTGTTGTGTATCAGTATTAAATGTTCTTTGACGTACTGAAAGTTTGTCAACAAAGTATGGATCTTGAGTTCGTCTTTGGTCATATTCAAAACCACTGACATAATATGAAATTAGAGGGGCACTAGGTAAACTGTTATGACTATTGTTAGCTATTTGAGTTTGTGCCATTCGACTACTATCACCGTATTGAATAGGGACACGTACTAGTATATCATTTCCTGCAGGATCTTTACCTTTGGTAACTTGCCAATCACTAAAGATTCTAGCAAATTGTACTATGAATCTGCGGATCTGATTGTCATAAAAAAACTGTGCCATTATGTTCCTTAATCCACTTGGATTTTAAATATTTGTGATAGAGCCTGTTTCTCTGGTATTGTCGTACCATTAGTCAACACTGTTACGTTACTATTGTTAATAAACGATGCTCTTTGTGACAAGTCATCATCTCCCAGCGCAGTACCGGTTCTTACGTTGTCGCTTATCTTAATCCATAGTTTGCCATCCCAACGGAATAATTGTTGTGGTAAATAATCTGTGCGTAAGAAGTAATCACCTACTTTTGGGCTATCGGGGAAAGTAATTCCACTGCCAGTAGGTAAACCATTGGGCGCCGCCGCTGTACCTACTAAGTAACCTTCAGTATATCCAAATCCACGTGGGCTAGACTTAGCAACAAAATTATATCTAGGGTCAGTATCAGCCCTATAATTCATTATATCAGGTATAATTGTACCTGTGAAACCGGGTTGTGTAGGATCCTGTGTTGCATCGCTATATGTG